CGATACGCCGGTTCACGCCTTAATATAGAAGGTGGAGAACTACGCTTACTAAATGATGATGAAATTCTAGGTGTCATTGATGATCCCGAAAGTATCTTGTCACCCGTAACACATTAACATGAAAAGGAAATCATGCCCGAAGTGCAAGAAACATTAATAGAAGCAACTACACCAATGGTTGATATAGATACAACAGGAAACTCTGTTGATATTGAATTAGATGATTCTAAAGCTAATACAAAAGAAGTTGAAACAAAAGAACAACCTATTGTAGAAGTTAAAGAAGTTAAAGATGAAAAAGATGAACGCGAAGAGTATAGTGAAGGTGTCAAAAAACGTATTGATAGATTAACTTATAAAATTCGTGAATCAGAACGCAGAGAAAAAGAAGCCCTTAGCTTTGCAGAGCAAGTTAAAAGTGAACGAGATCAGTTACAAACTAAATTTAATACATTAGATGATGGTTATGTTAACGAGTTTGCGGGTCGTGTTAAATCAGAGCTAGAAACAGCTAAATCAGCTTTAAAGTTAGCGGTTTCAGCAGGTGATGTCGATGCACAAGTTAATGCAAATCAAGCACTAGCTAGACTAGCTATTGAGCAAGAACGTATAAATGCTACGGAGCAGCAAAGAAAATTATATGAAAATTCTCAACAAAACGCTGGACAGGTAGTACAACAACCTGTACAAAGTAATGTACAACAACAACAACCGGCGCCACCGGACCCAAAAGCGGAAGCATGGGCTGAAAAAAATGAGTGGTTCGGTAAAGATGAAGTTATGACATATGCTTCGTTTGGTATTCACAAGAAACTTGTGGAGGAAGAAGGGTACAATCCTTCTACCACTGAATACTACGAAGAAATTGACAAAAGACTTCGGAATGAATTTCCCCATAAGTTCGCTGAAGGGGGACAAGTCCAAGGAGGTAACAGACCCGTTCAAACTGTTGCATCCGCACAGAGGACCACAAGATCTGGACGCAAAACAGTGAGACTCACGCCATCTCAAGTAGCAATAGCTAAAAAATTAGGTGTGCCACTTGAAGAATATGCGAAATACGTGAAGGAGTAATGCATATGAATAAAATTGATGAAAATAAGACTCCACGCGCTGCTCTATCCCGCGAGAAAACGACTCGTAGGAAACCATGGGCACCCCCGTCATCCCTTGACGCACCTCCTGCACCCGATGGGTACAAATACAGGTGGATACGCGCTGAAACTCTAGGTCAATCAGACACTAAAAATTTGAATGCTAGACTAAGAGAAGGTTTCGAACTCGTAAGATCAGATTCCGGCGATCAATATCCAACAATACAGGAAGGCAAATACCAAGGTGTAATAGGAGTTGGTGGTTTATTACTGGCTAAAATTCCACAAGAAATTGTTGAAGAACGTATGGCTTATTTCGCGCAACAAACGCGAGACAAAGAAGAAGCGATCGCAAACGATTTATTAAAGGAAGAACACCCCAGTATGCCGATCTCTAAAGCAGATAGGCAATCTCGTGTAACCTTCGGTGGTAACCGAAAGAATTAATTTTTAGTTTTTTCTCCATCGAATAATAAATTTAACCCTTTAAAAAGGAAATATAAATGGCAAACCAAGACGCAGCTTTCGGGTTCAGACCCGTAAGACATCTTAGTGGTGGAGAACTTCGTACAAACGAATACAAAATTGCCAATAACTACGGAACATCAATCTTCCAAGGTTCACCTGTACTGGCTGTCGCAGCCGGTGGAATTGAATCTTGTGCAGCGGGTAACGTAGTATTGGGTGTTTTTGCAGGATGTTTTTTTACGGATCCTACTACTAGCAAACCAACATTTAGCAACCATTATCCAGCAAGTACTGCTGCAGATGATATTGTTGCTTTTGTTTACGACGATCCAAGAATCGTCTTTGAAGCTCAACATGACGGAACCGGAACCGCTGCTATGAATTTTAGTGGTTTTGATTTAGTTGGAGTTAGCGGAAGTACTTTAAGCGGAAGATCTTCTTCTGAATTAGACACTTCTACAAGCACAACTGCTGGGCAATTTAAACAAATTGGTATCTCAAAAGATCCGAATAACAGTGATACAAGCACCGCTAACGCAAATGCTTATGTTGTTCCGAATACTGGTGAGCATACTCATTTACTAACCACTGCAATATAGCATAGGAGACTTATATGGCGATTTCTAGATCACAACTGGTCAAAGAACTTGAACCGGGCCTTAATGCTTTGTTCGGGTTAGAGTATGACCGATACGAAAACCAACACACTCAAATCTTCGATACAGAAAATTCTGATCGAGCATTTGAAGAAGAAGTAATGCTATCCGGTTTCGGTACAGCGCAAGTAAAACCAGAAGGCGGATCAGTTAATTTTGATGACGCGACTGAGTCTTTCACTGCTCGCTATACTCACGAAACTGTAGCACTTGCTTTTGCTATTACTGAGGAAGCTGTAGAGGATAACCTTTACGACAAAATCAGTTCTAGATATACTAAAGCACTAGCTCGTTCAATGAGTAACGCTAAACAAGTAAAAGCTGCTAACGTTTTAAATAACGGTTTTAATAGTGACTTTACTGGTGGAGACGGCGTAGAATTATTTTCTACTGCTCACCCATCTACTGGCGGAAACATTAAAAACGAACTAACAACTGCTGCCGACCTTAATGAAACATCTTTAGAGCAAGCTCTAATTGATATTGCTGGAATCACTGATGATAGAGGACTTAAAGTTGCTCTTAATGGTGTTAAAATGATTATTCCAGTTAATCTTCAATTTACTGCTGAAAGATTGATGAAATCTGGTCAAAGAGTTGGAACTGGTGATAATGATATTAATGCTTTAGGTAGCATGGGTATGATCCCACAAGGTTATGTAGTTAATAACTATTTAACTGATACTGATGCATTCTTCATTAAAACTGATGCACCTAACGGACTAAAACATTTCCAAAGATCTGCAATTTCCACTAAAATGGAAGGCGACTTTGAAACTGGAAACGTTAAATACAAAGCTAGAGAGAGATATTCTTTTGGATTCTCTGACTGGAGAGGTATTTTCGGTTCTCCGGGAGCATAAGACAAATTTTCTTTGTGGGGGCCATGTGCCCCCACATTTAACACCCTAGTATAAAATAGTTATGCAGACTGGCTAGGCAGACGGTATAAAGACAGCATGACGAATGGTTTATACAACCAAGGAGAAAAATTATGGCTAATACAAGCTTTAGTGGTCCGGTAAGATCTAAAAATAATTTTAAATTATTTACTGAGACTGCATCTACAGGAGTAGATAGCGATAGAACTTTAGGTACAACAGCTAAAGATGCTAGACGATATTACTTAGACGAATGGTTTTTACAAAGACCGGGTATCAATGCAAACATTGACCAAGTATCAACAGTTGAAGTTCAAAGAGCTTTAAATAGAAACTGGGAAGCACTTGGAACTAACATGACTACTGCATTAGCTACATTCGCTGCAACTTCAGCAGGAATTTTAGCAACAACAGCAGGTGCTGACGCAGACCAAGCAATCTTAACACCTCACTTAGATACTGCGGCAACAGCGTGGGCAGGAACTAAATGGGGAACAGAAAACGAAGTGCATTTTGAAACATCAATTATGTTACCTGCACTTGATAACCAAAAAGTTTGGGCTGGATTAAAGTTAACTAATGATCAATTAGTTGCAACTGATGATGACCAAGCATACTTTAAATATCAAACTGATGCTACTAACTCAGAAGCATTTACTGATTTTGCTAAATGGCACTTTGTTCATAGTATTGGTGGAACTGACTTTATTAGTCAAATACCAGTTACTGTAGAAACAAATACGCCTTATCATTTAAGATTTGAAATAGATAGTGACAGAAAAGCTTCTATTTTTGTAAATGGTATTCAGTATAATGTTACAAGTACTTCTGGTTCAACTGGTGGTACAGCAGTAACAACAGGTACTACTAAAAGTGGTGCATTAACTAATGATGTAGATTTAATTCCATATGTTGGAATTGAAGCTGGTGCGGCGGCTGCGGAAGCAGTAAACGTACATTATGTTTGTTGCAGCAGAAACGTATTTGAAAATTAAATAAATAAATAAGTGGGGCTACGGCCCCACAGTTCTTAATTAAGGAGGGAACATGGCAGATACAGTAACAGGACCAGAGGTTCTACAAGAAAACGATAAAAGAGTAACATTAAAAATAGTTGTTGAATCAGACGGTAATGGAAGCACAACAGTATTTTTTGATTCATCAGCAAGAACAGTAAATGGAGCAGCTACCAAAGGTGCCCTACAAAGAATATGGTTTTCATGTTCTCCGGGTAATGGTTTTGATTCATTTGCGCGTTTAGATTTTGAAGATTCAGACGGTGACAGACCTTTATTAGGTTTAACTGGCGCAGCATATTGGGATTTTAGAGAGTTTGGTGGATTACCACCAAGTACAGATGCCAATACTAATGGCGATATTAATTTTGTTGTTGCCGCAGCAGCAGATGCTGGTAATATGTACACTGTAATAGCAGAGTTCATTAAAACAATTTAGTAATGATTAGGAGATCTTCAATGCCACAACAAATATCAAAAGGTGGAAAGAAAACTTTAAAAAAACATTCTAAACACCATACAAAAAAACATATGTCTTCTATGAAGAAGACTATGAAAAAAGGCAAAACTTTTAATCAAGCACATAAAAAAGCTATGAAAAAAGTTGGTAAGTAATGGCTACGTCCGGAACTAATACTTTCGATTTAGATGTAGATGAAATTATACAGGAAGCTTTTGAGCGCTGTGGATTACATTCACGTTCTGGTTATGATTTAAAAAGTGCAAGACGTTCACTTAATATTATGTTGGCTGAATGGGCTAACAGAGGTATTAATTTGTGGACTGTTGAACTTAGAACTAAAACATTAACTGCAAGTACAACTAGTTATGCTTTAGATTCTGATCTTGTTGATATTTTAGAAGCAGTTATTTTTACATCTAGTGATGCAACAACTGATATAGAAGTTAATCGTATTAGTCGTGCTGAGTATTTAAATATATCTAGTAAAGCAACTGAAGGTACTCCTGTACAATATTTTTTACAAAGAGGAGCTTCTACTCCAACTTTATTTTTATATCCAACACCGGACAATGCTCATACTTTTAAATATTGGGGATTAACAAAGATCCAAGATGCAGGTGACTATGATGATGAGATAGAAGTGCCTACAAGGTTTATACCTTGTTTATCTTCTGGCCTTGCTTATTATATGTCTGTAAAAAAAGCACCAGATAGGACTCCAATGTTAAAACAATTGTACGAAGAAGAATGGCAGCGTGCTTCGGAAGAAGATAGACCACGTTCCAGTTTCTTTGCTACACCAGATATAGGATATATGTAATGGCACACGCAACAGGTAAATATGCAAGAGCAATATCTGATCGCAGTGGGATGGAGTTTCCTTTTACTCAAATGATAAAAGAATGGAATGGTTCTTTAGTACATAAATCAGAGTTTGAAGCTAAACATCCGCAATTAGAGAGACAAAGACACAAAGCAGATGCACAAAGTTTAAAAGACGCACGCGTCGCGCGCGCGGAACCTTTAACAGTATTTGTCGGTGGTTCGGGATTTTTTGATAATAATGATTCCATGCAACCAGCAGATAATAATAAAAAACCATTAGTAACATCAGCTATTGGAATAGTAACAGTGAGTACATCATAATGGCCGTTACATACGCAGAATTAACAACACAAATACTTGATTATACAGAAGTAAGCACCGATGTTTTAACAGCAGTTAGAACTAATGATTTTATTGAACACGCTGAAAATCGTATATTTAGAGATGTGGATTTAGACGTTTTTAAATCTCATCAAACAGCAAATCTTATAGCAAATAATGCTTTTATATCTTTACCGGGTGGAACTACTCCTACCCCTACTTCTCTTGGAACAGTTAGAACTATGCAGATATTTTCTCCTAGTGGAACAACAAGAGAATTTTTAGAACAACGCGATATTAGTTTTATGAATGAATACTGGCCGGATAGAACTTCAACAGGAACCCCTAGATACTGGGCATGGTGGGATCATAACACAATTTATGTTGCACCTACTCCAGATTTAGCGTATAACGTTGAGTTAGGAATTACTAGATTACCAACAAGACTATCTAGTTCCAATACAACCTCTTGGTTGGGTAATAATGCACCGTCTTTATTGCTTTACGGATGTCTTGCAGAAGCCTTCAAATTTTTGAAGGGACCAGCGGAAATGCTGCAATTATATGAACAATCATATCAACGGTCGCTTCAAGAGCTAGTTATAGAACAGCAGGGAAGACATCGAAGAGATGAATATATGCACGGGGCTTTACGGACTCCTTTGCAATCACAAAACCCATAGGAGGATAAAACATGGCAATAACTCAAGCTGTATGCACAAGTTTTAAACAAGAATTGCTGGTAGGTACGCATAACTTTACTGTAACTTCTGGCGACACTTTTAAAATAGCACTTTATACAAGCTCAGCTTCACTAGACGCAACTGCAACTGCATATTCAAGTACAAACGAAGTTTCAAATTCTGGAACTTACACTGCAACTGGCGGAACGCTTGTAAGCGTAACACCAACTACAAGTGGTACTACTGCACTTTGTGATTTCGCTGATATATCTTTTACATCAGCTACTATCACTGCAAGAGGCGCATTAATTTTTAACAGTTCAGACTCAAATAAAGCTGTAGCTGTATTAGATTTTGGTGGAGATAAAACATCTACTAGCGGAACATTTACTATTCAGTTTCCAACAGCAGATGCGAGTAACGCAATATTAAGACTAGCATAGGAGATTAAATGGCACATGTCATTAATGATCGTGTAAAAGAAACTACGACAACCACAGGAACGGGAGCTGTTTCTCTTGGTGGTGCTGTTACTGGTTTTGAAACTTTTGCTGCGGGTATAGGTAATTCTAATACAACGTATTATGCAATTGCTCATCAAACTGAATCTGAATTTGAAGTAGGTTTAGGTACATTAGATAGTGATAGTTCTGATCTTACACGTACAACCGTAATATCTTCTTCTAATAGTGATAGTGCTGTTGATTTTGCAGCGGGAACTAAAGATGTTTTTGTAACTATTCCAGCTAGTAAACTAGTATTTGAAGATAATAATAATGATGCAACAGTTGGACGTAATTTAACAGTTACTGGAGACTTAACTGTATCTGGTGATGATATCACCATGGGCACTAATACTGCAGGACATGTATTAGTAGCAGATGGTACAAATTTTAATTCTATAGCAGTTACAGATTTATCAGCAATTTCAACAGTTGCTAGTGGGGATACTTTATTAGCAGTAGATGCTTCTGGTGGTGGACTTAAAAAAATTGCAAGAAGTGTTCTTGTAGCAGGATTAGCTACATCTAGTGCATTAAATAATGTTTCAGAAGATGATACTCCACAACTAGGTGGTAATTTAGATATGAATGGTAGTGACATTGTTACTACATCAAATGCAACTATTGATTTAGCTCCTAATGGAACTGGAACTGTTGTTGTAAGAGGTAATACAAACTCTGGTGCAATAGTATTTAATTGTGAAAGTAATTCACATGGACAAAAAATTATAGCACAACCTCATTCAGCTAGTGCAACAAATACTATGTTATTACCAGAAGGTGCTAACTCAACATTAGTATCTCTCGTATCAACAGATACTTTAACAAACAAAACTTTAACTTCACCAAAAGTAAACGAAGACGTAGCAGTAACTTCAACAGCTACAGAATTAAATATTTTAGATGGTGTTACTACAACAACAGCAGAATTAAATTTAGTAGATGGTGGAACAGCAAGAGGAACAACTGCATTAGCAGATGGAGACGGAATTTTAATTAATGACGCAGGTACAATGAGAATGACAAATGTAACTGCTGTCAAAACATATATGGCAGGTAGTGCCGCTACAGCAGGGTTTGCTTTGGCCATGGCCGTGGCATTATAACATAGGAGAGACAAATGGCACAAGACTTTAGAAACGCAATAGCAAGAGCACAAGGAACCACAGCAGCAGGTATTTTAACTGCGGGAGATTTTGATGCTGTTATTGGTATTCGTTGTACAAATATTTTAACTACAACAATTAAGGTAGATATTTATGTGGTAAGGAGTAGTGCAAACTACTATATCGTTAAAGATACCCCAATTCCACCGGGCGGCTCAATTGAGTTGATACAGGGTGGAGCAAAAATTGTTTTAAAAAATGGTGATGTTCTAACACACGACTGTGATACAGCAAGTGGTTTGGATATCTGGGTAAGTTTCATAGATACAATTTCAGCGTAAGGAGAATTAAATGAGTGAAGTAGCAGTAATTAATGGAATACAATATATTGGGTGTTCAGCACCTAATGAATCTGTAGTTCATCACGCAGGTGTAATGGATGCAAGCCAAACAATAGAAAATGCTGTTTTAGCAGGGCCTGTAACATTTCCCAATGTAATGACAATAACAGGTAATGTGGTAATAGTATGAGTGTAGAACTAGATGGTGTAAATAATGTACTTAAAACTGATACAATATCAGAAGTTACTTCAGCTAATGGAGTTACAGTTGATGGTCTAAGTATAAAAGATTCAAAACTTGTAACGGCAAATTCAGTTATAGAAGCTAATATGAGTGCTAACTCAGTTGATTCAGATTCTTATGTAGATGGCTCAATAGATACAGCTCACATAGCAGACGGACAAGTTACAATCGGAAAATTAGCTACAGCAGTATTAACAGGTGCAACAGATATTGGTGAAGCAATAGTAGACGCAGATTTATTTTTAGTCGATAATGGTGCAGGTGGTACATTAAGAAAAACTGCTGCTTCTAGACTAAAGACTTTTATTGGTAGCGGCGGTAAAGTTGGACAAGTTATCCAAACAACAAGCAGAACAGCAACAGCAACAACTGGTGGATATACAGCAATGATTCCAACTGGTACTATAACTTGTGCGGCAACTAGTTCTAAAGTTTTAGTTCAATGGTCAGCTACAATAAGATTACATGGAAACGATGATACTAGTACAGATAAAGGTTATAATCTTCAATTAAGAAGAACACCTTCTGGTGGAAGTGATACAGATTATGTTTTTGGGGGTGACACAGCTTATAAATTTTTTTATCATGCTTTAGATACTTTTGGTGCTGCCGAACAAATAAGAGTACAAGCACATTTTATATATTTAGATTCTCCTAGTTCAACTGCTGCATTAACTTATACACCAATGCTAAAAGTTCATCAAGCACAAGGAACAGTTTGTTATGACAGTACAAGTGCACATTTAATTTTAACAGAGGTATTAGCATAATGGCAAATAATATAGAAGTAATTCAAGCAATAATAGCAATAGATTCAAATGCTAATGTAGGAGCAAGTGGTGACCCTTATGATGCAGATGCTATTACTCTTACTTGGACAAGTTCAGAAATTTCTCTTGCAGATATTAAAACTAAAATGGCAGAACTACAAACTGCTTATGATAATTTAGAATATGCTAGAAACAGAGCAAAGGAATATCCAAGTATGAAAGACCAATTAGATGACATTTATCATAATGGAATTGATGCTTGGAAAGCTACTATTAAAGTAACAAAAGATAAATACCCTAAAGGTTAAGGAGATATAAATGGC